CGGTCAGCACTTACTACACACAACAGACAATCTAAGGAGACAAAGAAATGCCAACAACAATAGTCACCGGTCGCGACATAGTTTTCACTCTTGCCACCGTGAATTACGACGCGCAGACAACTGCCGTTACTTTAGTCAATGCACCAGTCATTACTACTTATCAAACACTCGATGGCAAGGCTTACAAGCACATCGATGATCAGTGGACTCTTAACATTTCACTTCTTGCAGACTGGGGCGTTGCATCATCACTCTTTGAGGCAATGTGGACTGCGTTCACTAGTGCTCCAAATACTGCACTTGCATTTACTCTACTTACTGCAACTGGCGCATCGTTTGCTGGTACTGCTTATCCAGTGGCTCCAACTGCTGGAGGCGCTGCACCAGATGCTCAGACTGACACCTGGACAATGCTCTGCGCATCAACACCAGTTCTAACAATCAGCTAATAAAAAAAGAAACGGGAGCAAAATGAAACTGAACATAGCAATCACTTACCAAACTGGGGAAGCCGCTACATACACGGCGGCTCCTCCAGAGTGGCAAAAGTGGGAACAGAAAACAGGATTCACGATTCAACAAGTTCAAGAAAAACTTGGAATCTCTGATCTTCTTTTCTTGGCTTATCATGCAATGAAACGTGAAGCCGGTGGCAAGCCAATCAAAGGCTATGAAATCTGGTGTGAAGGCGTGGCAGATATTGAGGCCGGAGCAGCTGACCCAAAAGTTACGCCGTCGGAAGCCTCAATCGAATAATTGTGGAGCTGGCAATAGCCACAAAGATTCCAATGAGTGAATGGACGACGGCGGAACAGATTCTGACGGCTTTTGAGATATTGGAGCGACAAAATGAGCGACAAGGTTGAGATTGCCTATGACAAGGCCGATCTTCGTCGCATCACCTCAGCGTTTAAAGCGATGGATTCTGAAGCTACTGACGCGGCCAAAAGGGAATCATCAGCTCTTGCAGAATTTGCTCAAGGCAGGATTCAAAACAAAGCGACGACCAGAGGCGCGGCCGCTACCCGTATTGCAGCCGGCTCCCGTGTGTCTAAATCTTCCAAGATTGGTGAGCTATCTTTTGGCTTTGTAAGTCAAAAATTCTCAGGCGGAGCCACAACAAAGGATTTATGGGGCGGAACAGAATTTGGATCCAATAAGTTCAAGCAATTCCCAGTCTGGTCTGGCACAACAGGACGCGGATCTAAAGGCTGGTTTATTTATCCGACACTTCGCGAAATCCAGCCAGACTTGATTGCTAAGTGGGAAAATGCATTTGACCGAATCTTGAAGGAGTGGTGATGGCTGGACAAAGTAGAACACTCAAGCTCTCGATTCTGGCTGATGTAGATCAGCTCAAAAAATCTTTAGCAACTGCCAACGGAGATGTTGAAAGTTCATCGTCAAAAATGGCTGGATTTGGCAAGATTGCAGGGGCGGCATTCTTAGCTGCCGGCGTAGCTGCCGCTGGCTATGCTGCAACACTTCTTATCGATGGAGTCAAGTCTGCTATTGCTGACGAAGCAGCTCAAGCAAAATTAGCCACAACTCTTAAAAATGTCACTGGAGCGACCAACGCACAAGTCGCTGCAACAGAGGCATATATTCTCAAAACTTCTTTGGCCAGTGGAATTGCAGATGACGAATTGCGTCCATCATTGGAAAGATTGCTTCGAGCTACAAAAGACGTTGAACAAGCACAGAAATTGCAGACACTTGCTCTTGACGTTGCAGCTGGTTCAGGTAAGTCACTAGAAGCCGTATCGAATGCTCTAGGCAAAGCCTATGAGGGCAATTCTGGCGCTCTGGCTAAATTAGGCATTGGATTATCTGCGGCCGAGCTCAAGACGATGAGCATGGACGATGTGACTAAAGCATTGGCAGATACCTTTGGCGGTCAAGCTGCTGAGAAGGCAGACACATTTGCCGGCAAGATGGATCGTCTTAAAGTGGCATTTGATGAAGGCAAGGAATCAGTCGGTGCAAAACTTCTGCCAATAATTCAACAACTCGTCGAATTTGTTGTGGAGAAAGTCGTGCCGGCACTTGGAAAATTTGCTGATTTTTTTGAGCCAATCACAAAAGCAGTCGAGGATAACAAAGAAACATTTGTTGATTTGATTTCATTTCTTCAAAAGTACGTTGTGCCAGTTCTTGTGACAGGTTTAGGCGGAGCATTAAAAATTCTTGCTAACCTTATTGCTGGCCTAATCACAGGATTTGCAAAAATGGCTAACGCGGTTCAATTTGTGATCGATAAAGTCAAAACATTTATCAAACTTATGTCAGACAATCCAGTGACCCGATTCTTTGGCGGCGGAGATAATTCCAAAGGTTTAAGAGTTGGCGGCTCAGAAGATTTAGGTATGGATACAGGCGGCGGCACTACCGGCGGTGGATTTGATACAGGAATGCCAGGGGACACATTCAGTCCAGGTGCAGATCCATTTACTTTTACGGGCGCTCCATTGAGCTCTTATTCTCCAGCGATGCAAGCTGCAATTCTTCGTCGCGAGCAATTAAAAGCCGACACCGAAAGACTTAGGGCTCAACGTGAAGCGGCAGCAGCAGCAAGACTTGAGGCCACTGGCGGACTTTCTACTGCCGATCGTATTAACATCACAGTCAATGGAGCACTGGACGCCGAAGGCACTGCGCGAACAATCGTCAACGTCCTCAATGATTCCTTCTATCGTGGCACTGGCGGAGCCGGCGCACTTGCGAACGTCTGATGACACAATGGGCTCCAGTCTGGCGCGTCAAAATTGATGGCACTGATATCACCGATTCGGTTCTCGCCAATCTGACAATCACGTCAGGACGCACCAATATCTACACTCAGGCGCAAGCCGGTTATTGCTCGATAACTCTTATTATCTTTGGTCAAGCTGCATTACCTTACGAAATTAACGACACCATATCAATCGAGGTTCAAGACACATCGGCCGTCTATGTGCCAATTTTTGGCGGTTCAGTTGTGGACATAAGCGTCAGCGTTTCGCAGGTCGGTTCTAGCGCATATACCCAAGAAGTCACTATTACGGCTCTAGGAGCCCTTGCAAGGCTTCAGAAGGCGCTTACAAATGGCGTTTTGAATCAGGACTTTGACGGCAATCAAATTGAGACTATTCTTCGACAAGTTTTATTTGCTCAATGGCAACAAGTTCCGGCCGCGCTGCAATGGAACACTTATGATCCAACAATAACGTGGGCAAATGCTGGCAATAGTGGCTACGGCGAAATCGACACTCCAGGCAATTATGAGCTTGCGCAACGCTCTTCTAATCGCACAGTCGTCTATGACTTGGTTGCCGCGCTTGCAACAAGCGGTCTAGGTTATTTATATGAGGACGCTTCTGGCCTCATCTCCTATGGTGACTCGACACACCGGACGACTTATCTTGCGTCATACGGATACACAGATCTCACTGCCAATCAAGCTTTGGGGCAAGGCATTACAATCAAGACGCGTGCAGGAGATGTTCGCAATGACGTAACCATAAAATATAACACCAATTCAACCAGTCAAATTAGCGATACAGACGAAGCATCAATTGGTTTATATGGAGATTTGGCTCAAATCATAACAACAACAATCAAACATCAAGCTGATGCCGAATCTCAAGCAGCGTTTTATCTGGCACTTCGAGCCTATCCGCAACCTATCTTTGATTCCATCACTTACGCATTGACCAATCCAGAGCTCGACAATGCAGATCGTGATGCCCTTATCAATGTGTTTATGGGTCAGCCAATTGCAATCAATGACCTTCCGCCAAATATGTCCTCTGGCGTCTTTCAAGGTTTTGTCGAAGGCTGGACTTTCCGAGCTTCATATAATCAGCTTGATGTCACCTTGCTCATGTCTCCACTGGCTTATTCACTACAAGCCATGCAGTGGAACGATGTGCCAATAGTGGAAGCATGGAACACCGTGTCGCCGACTTTAGATTGGGCAAACGCTACAATCGTCTCATGATGAAAGGGAAAATGAATGGCTAATCCAACTACCAATTATGGCTTTGTTCTGCCGACCTCAACCGATTTGGTCACAGACCTTCCAGCCGATTTTGACGTTGCGTTGCAAGGCGTCGATACCAGATTGAAAGCTTTGCAACCAGGCACGACGTTAGGCGATCTTGCCTATTCATCAGCTACTGCAAACACAAATACACGTCTAGCCGTTGGTTCGAGTAATCAGGTTTTAGGTGTTGTGGCTGGTGTTCCAGCGTGGATTGATCCTGACAATATTGCATCAACATACAGCGCAAAGACTGGTACTTACACATTTGCTTCAGGTGATGAAGGCAACATATTTTCAATGAACAATGCTGCAACGCAGCAATTTAACATTCCAACAGACGCAACTTTTAACTTTGCAATAGGCACGGAAATTAACGTGTTTTGGATTACTGGCGCAGGCCAACCTACTATTGGGGCAGTCACTCCAGGAACAACAACAGTGATTTCAACAGGTGCTACAAGTGCCACGCCTAAATTGCGTGTGGCTAACTCAGGAGCAACCTGTAAAAAACTTGCAGCCAATTCTTGGATTGTTTTTGGAGATATTGCATAATGACACCGATGCTTGGGATTATGGCATCGTCAAGGCCAGCCACAAAAGATTATCAAGGTGTTGTTTTAGCTGATAATCCAATCGGTTTTTGGATGCTTAATGAAACATCTGGATCTACTGGCGATGATTTAACGGCTAACAATAACAATATGACTTTTCGCAATTCGCCAACTCTTAATGTCTCAACTGGCTTAAGCGGAGTCACAAAAGCAATCACGTTTAATGGCACTGATCAGGTCGCTGACACTGCAATTGTGGCTACTTTTAACACGAACGCCAATAGCG